GTCTTTAGCAGCGTAGTTCGTCAATTTAGTGTAATTAGACATTTTATACTATCCTTCCCATAAGGGCTTGAATGTTAATCTCTTGTATTGCAATGGGTTTGCCATCAATTGTAGTTTCCGCGCCAATCGCTACTACCGTTCCTTGTCCTGACGCATTAATCTTTTGTCTGTTAATTAAAGATATAGAAGATGAATACTCTGCTGTCGTATTAAACTCCGATATGTTGTACTGACCCACGTTAGATTGGGGCAATGTGTACGCTTGTTTCTTATATGCGCCAGAATAATCATACGCCCAGTTTAAGACTACAGTAGACTCTGCGCCATCAAATGTAGTTAAGTTAATCTTCTTTAAGAATTTAAGATTAGAAGTATTGCCAAAGCTTAACGGATGGCTAAAGTAACTTAACTGATAACTCGCTGTATTGTCCGTGTAAGTCTTATACTCACCTATCCCGTCCTTTACACCAATGTACATCTTGTCATTTACAGTATGAGTAAAGGCTAAAGGACTGATAGAAGACCATGTAGTGGCTCTGTAACTACCATCCTGTAATGGGAATCGTGTATCAAATGCGTACACTACCGCAAGAACTGGGAAGTTAAGTAACACAAACGCCTCTTGTGGCGAATAGTGTAAAGATATATTCCCTGTTTCAGCAGCAAACAAAGACTTAATATCATTATTTACGTTCTTAGAAACATCACCAATAGGTGCTGACTTTTCCTGAATAGTTCTAGCTAGGCTTCGTACACCAGAGTCATCCAAGAATATTAAGTCTCTACCTGTAGAAACCACGGCATCTCTGTTAACACAACCTATATTAGATATAGTGTCACTTAACGTCATTGTTGCGGGATCATCAGCACCAGAGTAAATAACAATAGAGTTACGGCCAAAGATCACTAGGAAGCCATTGTGGGCTGCTAGAGCAACGATAGTGTCATACCCTGTAGGCCATACCTTAGTGATGTCTATCGAGCCTGTAGAGCCTCCTGACCACGCTGTGCCGTCTAATAAGTCAGACCAATAGATTGTGGACTTGTCTGCTGTAAAATCTGCTACCCATAGACGACCAAACGCTGCTAACACTTCATGTCCTTGCGGAGGAGTGCCTGTCGCATGAGCATGAGAAGACATCTTGTCTACTGTACCTGCGTGATCTGAGTACACTAGAGGCTCATAGCCTCTCTGAAATAAAAAAGCATGGTCGTTAAATGATACGATCTTCCAGTTATTTGTAGTGATCGTGTAACTTCCTGGGCTTGCGTCTACCATCGTGGTAGTACCAGTAAAGATTTTATTATTACCTGCCGATAAGAAAGTAATGTCTCCATCTTCAGCAACAAACTCATGCAGTGCTTCTACACCTGCTGACGAACCTAACAAGTCATTACCGTTAAGTAAGTCATAGCCTTTTCTTGCAGCAATCCTTCCTTCTTTATCAATAATGCAATTATCAGCCACAGCAGCAAAGCTAGGCTCTTGCGCTAACGGAGCGTCTTGCGTGTTGATCCCCGCAAATCCAGGGGCTGTGATTGTAATGCTCTGTAATTGTTGAGCCATCTAGACCACCATGTACGTTAGATCTTCTGGGAATCTGTTTGCATCTATAGATATAGCGTCTGCTAAAGCATTAGAGGCTACGGCAAATTGTTCTGCTGCCGACTGACCGCCTGTCTCACCCCTCTCCCTCAGAGCCATTGCAAATGCGTACTGCACTATAGGTCTATTAGGAGCTTTGATTTTAGTAGCATCCGCAGTAAGTTCTGCTTGGGGCGTAGCCATATCAAACCTTAGAGCTTCAATAGCATTAGGGTCTGGATATACTTTGATTTTTAAATCATCGCTATCATCCGTCCCAATGAACGTATAACATTCAGGGCTTCCCGCAGCAGGTGTATTATTGTAGTAAACATTATCGAAATACGCCTTTGTCTTGTAATTAATAAATGAGTTCTTAGTATCATTAAGTGCGTGTTTTACTACTGCGTCCATACCAGATCCCGTAAGAGAATACTCTGACGTTCCTATTACGGTATTAAAAGCAATTGTGCTTCTTAGTGACGACCAGTTCCATGCCTCTTCTACTAAGTTTTTAGCGTCATTAACAAAGTCTCCAATCAATGCGGAGTAACTTGATTCTAATGCTGTTGCTACTTCATCCTCACGCAGTCTACGCAAGACACTGTTAATTGCTTCCAAGTATGTCATTACTTGCCTCCAGAGGCTTTTAGAAATGCGTCAAACATTCCTAGCTGAATATTATCTAAGTCTACAAACTGTGGCGAAAACAAAATACTTTCTGTTATTGGCGTTGCGCTTGTGACTATGTCAAATAATTGTCTTTTGCTTTCTGTAGATTTTGGTTTAATGATCTCAGGAATAGTTACGACTGCTTGGTCATCAGTAACGATCTCATCAGAAACCACAGTTGGATCGGGAGTCGGATCAAGATCAGGTTCAAGATTACCATCAGGCTCAGTGCTAGGAACAGTATCAGGAACAGGATCGGCAGGAGCAACAGAAGGAACAGTAGGAGTGGCAGTGCCAACACCTGTATCATCGCCTGTATCGCCTGTGCCATTGCTTGTGTCATCACCTGTATCGCCTGTTTCATCACCTACACCATCACCTACACCATCACCTGGATCAACGCCTGTATCATCACCCTTTCCTCCTAAAATAAAAGGACCAACAGTTCTAGGATTAAAAGGCGGAAAAACAGGTTTTAACAAATCATTAAGTAAATCTCCAAAAGTTAAAGGCTCTTTGTCATCATCCTCATCATCTTCATTAACAAAAGGTAGGTCAGATACAGGCACTCCCATACCAACTAACTTGTCAGTCAAACCCTTAATAGTTACGTCATAAGCAGCGTCAGACTCTTCTGGAGTCATCTCTACAACACCCTGCTCTGTACCTTTAGTCTTTATAACTCCTGCTTCTTTGTCAGCTATTGCTTGATTTAACATATCTAGTGTAGCGTTACCGCTGCTAAACTGACCTTCTTGCTCCATAGAGTCTAAAGCATCTGCAACAAGCGCGTCTTGATACGTTTCATCAAACATCTCTTGGGAAGTCTGTATACCAGAGCTTCCGTCACTTCTTCTTGTAGGGTATTTTTCGACCATGTTAGCAAAGCCATTATCGGCATTGTATAAAAACCCATCAGAAGCCTGAACAGGACGGTTAAATACATTCCTATCTAAAAAGACATTATCAAGCAAACCTTGTACTGGTGATTCAGTAGCTTCACCAACAGACACAAACCTGTTAGTAGCGCTGTCCCAAATCATTGAAGTTGGTTTTGGAGTTACTAAAGTTCCCATTACTCTTCATCCTCTTCTTGTAACGCAGCTAATATATAATGTATCTGCGACTGAAGCATTCCTACTAAGTAGATTGGCGGGATACCTTGCTCCATCAATCCTGCACATAACGTGTCTAATTCAATTTCAACTTCTATTGCAAAGTCCTCTAACCCTTCTACTGACTGTGGTGGAAACTCTATAACTTCGGACATGGGTCTGGCAACATCATTCCTGTTGAAGCAAATAAAAAACTTCTCTTTGCTTTACGAATATAAGAAACTGGCTTAGAACAATAAATCTTAACGTCCTCTACCAAACCCTTTGTTATGTCTCCTTTGTCGTATCCATCCTTTAAGTTATTAGTAATAGCACAATTACTCAGAACAAAACTTAGTAGTAAGACGGCTATAACCCGCCATATCGTGGTCTGAAATAGCATCGCCTATACCCCTATCTTTTCGTACATATGAATCTTCTGGGTCTATCCAAGTCTTACCCCAGTTATCAAAGTACACCATGGTTTGTCCTGCATCTGCACAGTAACCTATCGCGGGTATTCTTGCGACCATGTCTGACCCGCAGACAAATGATACTTGCGAGATTAAGTTTTTCATCTTTGCTTTAGATGGACGCATAAAAACATTTGGCTTACCAAACGTAATCAAACGAGTCTTTTCAAACTTACGGCAGCAATGCGCTGACAACTCCGCAAGAGCAGCACCTAACGAGTGACCTGTAAAAATAATTTCTTTGTTAGGATCAAGATGCTTTTGTATCTCTTTCCATACAGACCTATGCGCCATCATAAATCCACCATGAACCCAACGCCCTTTATATCTCCAAGGGAACGCAGTCATGTTAAAGATCCAATCTCTTGCTTGTTGAGTCCCGCGAAAGATGACGTATTGCTCATTAGTTGCATTTACAAAATAACAAGTCGTAGATGTACCTTTAGACTCAATCTTGATTGCGCCTTCAATCTCTTCTTCGTAAGCAAGTAGTGCGTACTTACACGCCTTCTGTATCAGTCTCTTGTTCACAGGTAATCTCTATCATGTTAGGGGCTACGGATTTTGCTACAGCTTCTTTGTTTGCGTTTCTTTGTGCTTCAGAAAGCTCACAATATTTAGTTACTGCATCTCCTACAATATCCAGAGATGAGCATGAGAATAAAAAAGCCAAAGGTATTAGTGCTAAAAGTTTCATAATCCACCTGCATAGTTAGTTAACAAAGCTACTAGTCCTACAATAAATATCCAGAAAAGTCTTTCGCCAAATCTGTTATCAGTTTTAAAAGCCATTTCTTGCAACTTATCATCCATTGCATTGACTTTCTTTTCGATAGACGACTGCCTGTTAAAAACAGTAACTAACCTTTCTTCAACTCTAGCCAAAGAAACAATGGCTTCTTGAAGGTCATCTATCTTATGCTCAACACGCCTCAATCTATCTTCACTCATATCTTTACATCTGGCTCTGCATACTGCTTTGGTATTTCGTAGGTACAAGTAATGTGCCTACCCCCGTCTTTCTTAAATGCAATCATACTCATCGTATGATCTGAACCATATCCTTGACCTGAGTGCCAGGAATCAGGTGGAGCTAATGTACCAAACTTCTGCACTGTAACTCCCTCAAACTCTTGGACTGACGCATGATGAAAGTGTCCTACAAACCAAAGTCTGTGTGTACTTTCGCCCCATGCTGCGGGCATATCTCTTGGCATAATCTGCGCTAACTTAGCTGCTTTTACTTTATCTCCATGGTGTATTCCAAACAACCACTTACCCCATTGAAGGTAATGAAAAAAACCTTTTGACTTCAATATGTTAACTCTTTTCTCTTTAGAGTAATAGAACTCTAGAATTAACTGCACCGCAAGAGCAGTGTCTGAGTCGTGGTTTCCTCTAGCTATTGCGACTTGTATTGTGTCGCACTTAGTTAGCATCTTATCTATTGCATACATCATTGTTTGTGCAGCAACACGCATTACTTTTTCAAATCTTGTGTCTACATCAACCAATGTGCCTTTTGTCGTAAAAGGCGACGAACCATCGGAGTGTGTGAAATCACCGACTTGTACAAGCATCCCTGTTCTACACTCAGGGGATCGTTCTACTAACTCATTAATTGCTTCTTTAATTTCTCTTGAAGCAATGCTTGTATCAAAATCTCTGTCGCGCGTTTCTTCACTGTCTGCTCTCATTCCTAAGTGAGCATCACCAATTATAATAGTAGAAAGCAATTCGTCTTTACGTCTAGAAGTTTTTGGCTTGCTTTTAATAGGCTTAATGCCTTCGCATAACTCCTGAACAAATGCTCTAAATGCCTTGTCTTTCTTTATCTGGTCTGCTTTTGTTTTAATCCAGACCGTATTGCCTTCATCATCTTTTGTAAGTGTAGACTTACCAATTAAACTATGACCTTCGTCAACAAATCTTGACCCGTCAAAATATAATGTAAATCCTTTTGCTGCTGCTCTAATTCTTACATTATGAAGAACTGTTCTAAAGGTGCTATCACCACAACCTATTGATTTTGCTGCTTCTACTGCACTTTGATTGTGATTGTACCAGGCTTGTATAATTTCTCTTTGTCGATCTGTCGAGCAATAATCTAATAAACTCATAAAATCCCCTTAGCTTATTTTTGTAACAACAAACCCAATCATTAACGCAATTGCACCGACTCCTACGGCTGTTATGACTAATAAAAAAGTTAAGTCAGCTATTCTTTTTTTTCTTTTTGCTGCTGCTTTTGCTGCTTGTAACCTTCTTGATCTTTCTAGCTGCCTGACTCTCATCATCTGTGAATACAAAGCAGTCTTACCTTTATCTTGAAACATTCTCTTTAGTTGTGCCTCTAGTTTCTTAGTTCGTTCTTCTGCCAATACTGCTTGTAACGCATACGATTCGACAGAATCTTTTGCGAACATTTTGTTTGCAGCAGATGTGTTTTCTGACTGTGCTTTAGCTTCAGTAACTTTATCTTTTGCATCATAGAAAGCTGCAATAGTTCCTTGCATCTCGTGTATTTCTTTGCTTTTGTCAACTCCATATTTTATAAGTTGAAAAGCCTTTTCTGCTGCTGCAACAGCTAATGAGATTTCTATCATTCATCTACTCTGCTTCTTCTTCAATAGGTACGCGAGGATCAAACCAACCCTCTATTTCAGCAAACACGCCTTCAGCAGTGCAAGTGTATTTATTACCAAACCAATCATCTGGTTCTGTTACATCTTCGATCA